TTTATGGATTGCATTAATAGTGTAGAAGACAAAACTACTTGTGTTGCCTTGTATGAGGTTGAAGATGATTATGATACAAGAATAAGAATATACGATAATGGAATAATAACAAATGAAGAATAAAACTATGGAAAAGATAACAAGTTATTATATAGATGATAAAAATACTATGCATACATATATAGGAGATTTAAAACATATAACAATATCATCTGTAAAAAATGATAAACAAGCAAACGAATTAATTAACGAATTAAATAAATAAAATTATGGAAAAAGAAACACTACACAATTTTCTAACAGATGATTTAGAAAAGTTAAAAGAAAATGTAAATGTACTAATTGATTTATGTAATAATTATTTAGGAAACACATTAGAAAAAGAATTTAACGATCAAGAGAATCCAATAGATAGTATAGATAATTTCTTCTCTTATTGGGATCGACATATTAATAAACTTAAATAAATAAAATTATGGGAAAAATAAAAGGAATGTACAAAAAAGATATTAGTGATTTAGAAAAACAACTAATGTGGTTTAATCACTTTGTTGATTATGTGGGTAATGTAGATAGTAACTTATATAATGAAGCGTGTGAATATGCAGATGAATGTGAGGAGTGTTAATAACTCTGTTAATAACTAAGGTAAATATATTTTACAATTAAAGATAAAATTATTAACTTTGTATATAAATTAAAGATTATGGAAATAAGACAAATCAGTAAAGATATAGACAGATTAAGACAAATGTGGGGATTGGAAAAATTAGTGTCCCCATTCATAACCAAAAAAGAAGTAGATATATTTTGGAAGAAAAGAAAAGAGATAGAGGAATTAGAATTAAGAATTAAAAAATTGAAAAACTATGAGAAAAACAGCTTATCAAGAGATAATGGATAAAATTCATTTCTATTTAAAAAATCCAAGCAAGAATCCTTATGATGTATTTGATTACGAAGGAGATGATATAGAAATTATTAACGAAAAAAAATAAAATTATGAGTAAGATATATATAGAAAATTCAATCTTTATGGAATATATAGATGAGTTAGCAACACAAATTACAAAGATGAATTATGGTGCAGAAACATTTACAGATTTACCTGAAGATGAATGTACAAGTCAAGATACTGTTAGGTTTACAGATGAGGCACAAGATTATTATAATGAGATGTATGATGAATTTGAAACCTTAACTAATAATCTATTGGGTGTATATAGTAATAACGAATTAAATAACGAATAAAATTATGGAAATGCTAAAGTATTGGGAAAGTTATTGGTTGGCTAATCATGGGTGCGTACCTGATGGGCTTGATTTTATGATAGTAATACTTCTAATGTGTGTAACCTCAATGATAACGATTAAAATAACTAATAAAAACAAATAAAATGACTATTATGAAAACGATTGAAAAGAATATAGTAAAAATTGTATCTGAAGTTTGTAATGTTGAAGAAAACAAAATAATAAGAAACAAGAGAGCAACAAGACACTCAAACGTGGTTGTAGCCAGACAAGTGTTGGTTAATATACTGTGGAGAAACTTTAACTATACAAACCATATGATTAGAGATGTTGTAGGGTATAAAAACCACGCATCTGTTGTGCATGCTAGAGGTATGCATGATACAGACTATAAATATAATGAATCTTACAGGATAATGTATGATAAATCTATGGATATGCTAGGGTTATATGTGAACGACAAAGATATTGATGCCACCATTAATTTATCAATGAAAAACAAAATTGAAGAACAAGAAAAACAAATAGGTAGATATAAGGACTTGTGGATGAATGAGAAATCAGAGAAGGAAAGGTATCAAGGTTTGTTAATAACGTTTAAGAAAAAATATATACCAATGTAGGTATAATGGAACATTTTTTAACTATATTTGTAAAAACAATTTAATTTAAGATATTATGACAAAACTAAAAACAATAAACATCAAAGGAAAGGAGTATGTTGAAGTCAATGAAAGACTTAAATACTTTAGGGAGAATCATCCAAACTACGCACTAACAACAGACATTATTCAATGTACAGATGAACATTGTGTTATTAAAGCAACAATATCTCATGGGGGTGAGATTATTGCAACAGGACATGCACACGAAGTGAGATCAGCTAACTTTATCAATAAAACATCTTTTGTAGAGGTATGTGAAACGTCTGCATGGGGTAGAGCTTTGGCTAACTTTGGTATAGGTATAGATGCTTCAGTTGCTTCAGCACATGAGGTGGCAAACGCAATAGCACAAACAAGTGTACCTAAAAAACCAACAGTTAGTGGTAAAAAAAAACTAACAAGTAGTCAGTTTGATGCCATGATGAAAGCTGTTAGAGATGGTGAGTCTTTGGTTGTTAAACAAAGAATGGAAAATTACTCTATGACAGAAGATCAAAGAAAGTTATTAATGTCAGAAATAGAAAAACAATAATATGGATTTTGCTAAATACATAAAAGGCTTTGATAGTGATGCTATTTATTATGGGGATAAGAATTTTATAACTAATTCTCAATTAGGTAAGTTAGCTCACTCACCTGCAAAGCTTGAAAGCTACAGGATGTATGGTCAAGATGATACAAACGCACTACTGTTTGGTAGAGCTTTTCACCAGAACATATTAGAGCCTGAGAAATATAAAGAACAGGTTATATCTTATGATGGAACAAGAAGGGGTAAGGTTTGGGATGAGTTTAAGTTAAACAATAGTGATAAAACTATTATAACAAAAGGAGAGGAGAGATCTTTGTTAAAAATGAGACAAAAATTATACTCCATCCCAAGAGTTGTTGGATTACTTTCTGGGGGTGAAGCAGAGATTGTAAATTGTTGGGAGGACTCTGATACAGGTGTTTATTGTAAGGGTAAGACAGACTATATTAAAGAAGAAAATGGAAGAAAAATACTTGTAGATATAAAAACCACCCAAGACCATTCACAAAGAGCTTTTATGGGATCGTGCTATAAGTATGGGTATGATAGGCAATCAGCTTTTTATATGGATGGGTTTGAGGCAGACGAGTTTTGGTTTATCGTTATAGAAAAAACAGAACCATTTGACGTTGGTATATATATGTGTGGTGATGAGTTTGTTGGTGGTGGTAGAGGTAAATACAAAAACTTATTAAATATATATGACCATTATTTTATAAAACAGGAAAAAGAAATTAATGACTATTATGTTGAATCAATACTTTAAAAATCAATTACTATGAAATTAAAAGCAGAACTAAGAGCAAGGAAAATATCTCAACAAGAGGTATCTGAATATGTTGGTGTTTCAAGACCAACAATATCAAAGAGACTAGAGTCTCCTGACACGTTTAGTGCACAGGAAATTAGATTAATCTCTGAGATGTTGAGGGTTGATGACACATGGGCATATAACAATTTATTTATATAACTATTAACTATTTAATTATTTTTTATTATGGAAAAGAAAGAAGCAATTTTTTGTGGAAATGGTAAGGAGGTTTCATTTGATGATGGAGGCTCTATAATAAACATGACCATTCATCTTGATAAGATTGGAGAACATGTTTACACTTATGAAGGAAAGAAGTATGTTAATCTAACTATTGGTGCCAACAAAGGTGGTGCTAATGAATATGGTAAGACACATTACGTTAAGATTAATGACTTTAAACCAGAAAAACAAGTGGCAGAGGGTTCATCAGATACTGATAAACTACCATTTTAATTCAACTAAGGGGGGTACTGTAGGGGTGCCCCTTCTTTTAAACAAATCAGTATGTTAATAAAAATAAACACAGATTCATTCATTGAGAGCACTAAAATAGAACAATACTATTTAGATGATAGAAAGATTATATTTTATATATCATCTAGAAAGCATGAAGAAGTTTATCCATCAGTATCTTTTGCTAAAAGTGTCTTTGATAAAGTGGCTAATACCTTTAGGGATGCTACAATGCAGAGTATAACAAACAAACCAACTGAAAGAATAATGTCAGAAAAGTTAGATATGTTTAATGATTTTTGGGATAGATACGATAAGAAAATAAATAGAGATGATTGTTTAAAGAAATGGAAAAAGTTATCTATATCAGATATGAAAGAGGCTTTAAAGATGGTTGATATATATATTAAATCAACACCTGATAAGCAGTATAGAAAAAACCCTAGCACATGGATATACCAAAAGGCTTGGAGAAATGAGGTAATAGGTAGCTCAGAACAAGAAAAAACTAAATATAAAACACCAAATTTTACAAATGTCAGTAGATAGTTTACAAATAGAAAGAACATTGATAGGGAAGTTTATAAACAACCCTCAAGAGTATTATAACAATCACTCTCTAGTTGGTAGTGAGTTGTTTGAAGATCCTAAAAACAGAAAGATATTTGATTATATAGCTGGGGAACTACAAAATGGCAATAAAATAGATTTAGTTAGCCTGAGTGCAACTATATCTAAAAAGGGTGAAAACTTATCCTATGATTTAGCAAAAATGTCACATGAAGAGGCTTATATGCAAACAGAGGCTCTAACATGTATATTAATATTGAACGAGAAAAAAAAGAAAGAACAACTATTTAATTTAAATGGTCAAATATCTAGAATGTTAAACAACAATGATGATATATTTGATATTCTAGAGTACGTTGAGGAAGAGGTTGGAAAAATAGGTAATGTAAGCAAGGACAGTATAACTGATGTTTCAACACAGTTAAGTGGACTGTTAAAGAGTATTGAGCATAAGATGAACAATGATGGTCTCAATGGCATAACAACTGGGTTTGAGAGCCTTGATAAGTTTACAGGAGGTTGGCAGGAGACTGATTTAGTTATCGTGGGGGGTGCTAGCTCAATGGGTAAAACCTCTCTTGCCTTAGCATTTGCCTTTAATAGTGCGTTTTATGGTAAAACTCCAACATGCTTATTCTCTTATGAGATGAGCTCCCAACAGCTATTGAGTAGGTTAATATCCTCTGATAGTGGTATAGATAATAAGTGGATAATGAAAGGAACACTAGACCAGTCTGAGTTAAGTAGAATACATGAAAGTGTAGGAAGAATAGAACAAGTACCCCTGTATGTTGATGAGTGCTCCTCCTCCTCTCTTAAATACCTTCTAAACAGGATAAGACAATATGTTATAACCAAGAAGGTTAAGTTATTTATGGTTGA